CTTTAATACTATCTTGAGCACTCTTGGCTTTATCAAGAATCTCCCGTCCTTCAACCGATTTTCCATCGTAAATGCTAATTTTTCCATTACCCGCATCAAAAGCACAAGGATAAGTTACTCCGTCTCCCCCAAACCGACTCTTCATAACATGTACTCTTCCTGTGCCAGCGATCTTGTCTTCCATTTGACGTGAAAGTGACATGATGAAATCTCCAGTCATAATCTTTCGGTAACTGTCTGCAACATCACCCGCTTCAGTCACGTCTTTTTCATGTGCGCCACGATTGGCTTGCGAAGCTGTCCATCCGGGAATCTGCAACTCTCCGAGAATTGTACGAAGCTCTTCATATACATTTCCAGATTCATTGTAGGAGTTAGCATCTTTGTTTGTGACAAACGGACGTAGAATGTCAGCGTAATCCACGATAATCAAATCAATCTTGATACCCGTAATCAACTGCAACCGATCAATGTACATTTTCAGAGTTGCCGCCGATGCGGTCTTTAGAGGGAAGTATTTGACAAACAATTGTCCCCCACCATCCGTTTTGAACTGGGAAATTTTCTCTTTGACCAGCGTTGCATTTTTACGAACCTCCTGAAAAGCAAACCCAGTAATGCAAGCGTCATATCTTAGACCTACATACTTCTGGTTTAACTCCATCGTGAAATGCATGACATTTTTGCCCTGTCGCATTGCTTCAACACCAATTCGAGATAAGAACCAACTTTTTCCACTTCCCGCAGGAGCAACAATAAATCCAAGTTCACCTTTACCCAACCCGCCATCCAAATGAACATCAATCAAATCCCAATTTGTTTTAATAACATCACGAACCGATTCGTCCATTCGCTGATCAATGTCTGCATAATAATCATGCCCCAAATCTCGTTCAATACCTGCTTTCGATGCCTCATCTATTACTTTCCAAATGCCTTCATAATCTGCTTTGTTGAGTAAATGACTTGCTTCCACGATAGCATTTTTTAGCTTTTGATTTTTGCAAAACTCAAGAAACTGCTCTTTGACATACGTGGTATCAGAAGCAGATACTTGACGATATGCCGCTTTGACTTGTTCCTTCACCGCTGCCTGCATTACGGTGTCTGAAATCTTCTGGATTTCCACCGCAAACACTTCCATTGTTGGAATTTCACGATACTTGGGAAAGTACTCGGTAATGAAGTTTATAATCCATTTATGAGCATCGGTTTCAAAATAGTCTGGAGATAAAATATCCGCAATTCTCTCCAAAAATGCCCGATCTGACACTAGAATTCCAAGACACTTATCCTGAAAGGTCTTGCCGAATTTCTTAAGGTTATTGATTTCGTTTGATTGATTTTCCATATCTTTTTCTCTTTATTATATTCCAAATTCTACCTGATTTTGCCTCCACTGTCCACTTATAATATCGAATTTGCCAAACGGCACCCGATTATTTTTATCGTAAAAAAAGTTGTATTTCTTAATTGCATATGCTACATATAGACATAACAAGACGAAATCCGCTGTATGAGCGGCCAAGTCTTTAACCCAAATAAAGAAAGGCAAATTATGTACAATGTCAACATAATAGTCAACGGTTCCCGCTGTAAACAATACTCCCATCAAGGAAAACTCTTTGTCGAAGCCAAACGTGGATCGGAGTATGTCATTGAAGTCAAAAACAGTACTTGGTCCCGCATTCTTGCGGTGTGTTCGGTCGATGGACTTGACGTTTTGAGTGGCAAAACTGCTACTGAAAACGGAAACGGATATGTTGTCAGTGGATTCAACTCGCTGAAACTTGATGGTTTCCGTGTTTCTAATAACACAGTTGCAAAGTTTATCTTTGACTACAAGGACACTTCTTACGCAGCCAGTAAGGAAGATGGATCCGAAAGAAACGTTGGTGTCATTGGTGTTCGCATCTTCAACGAAGTAGTCAAACCAGTGCCCCAAGAAATCCATCACCATCATCACCACAACCATTGGAGACACCGCTATTATGATTGGGATCCTGCTCCAATCAATCCTCCCTATAATCCCCCAATCATTTGGGGAGATTCTACATCCATTGGAGGATTGTATGGGTCTGGCCGCTTCGGTTATAACTCCGCAACTGCGGATGATTGTTGCGATAGCATTCCAACCAAAAGTAGTACGAGAGCAACTTATAGTGCTACTGGACAAAGTGCTACTATGGGAAGTCCTCTGCGTGCCCGCAGTCGTGGCATAACTTCTCAAACGCTCTGTACTGTTTCGGACATGGGTGACGAAAGAGGCTTTGACCTTGGTACAAAATGGGGCGAGGCTAAAGAAAGCCGAGTCGTTGAGGTTGAATTCGAGAAAGGACTTCTTGCCTTCACCACAAATATCTATTACGCTAGTCGTCAAAGTTTGATAGAGATGGGAGTTCCACTTGGCAATGAAAAGCAAGTCAGCTTCCCAGAACCATTTGCCAATGGCAAATACGCAAAACCACCCAAGAATTGGCGGGGCTAATACTTCTTGGAGACTGCCAGAGGCTCCTTGCCAGTATATCTGTCGGGGAGCCTCAAAACATTTCCGTGAATGTGCAATGCGGACGCAGCATTAAAAACAGACGGATCAACTTCTATCCAGTTACCATCATCAAGCACAACACGGGACCGAATGTAAATTCGTCCAAGCCACACAGACGAATGAGCATGACTGGCAGCAAACTCATATCCATGAGATTTGTCACCACGTAGCAATGCAATCACAAAATCCCCCTCACGATTGAGATAACAACGACCAAATCTTAATAGCATATATTTTTTCATTTGTAAACCTTTGAAGTTCCAATGTTGGGATTCATAGAAGAAGGAAGTGGAGCATCATTAGACACTATTACTCCCATCGCTAGTACATGCTTATCAATAAGTCCATGTGGATGAATCCATTCGTCATCTTCGTTTTTCTTGATTCGCCCAACACAATCACCACATTCTACTACACCCATGTCACCTTCCAACTCGGTTACAGTAAAGGTAGCCATACCCGTTAAAGTGGGTAAACTGAGTTTATCCCCTAAATGTGGCGTCTTCTCAAGTTTGGTTTCCCACGATGTTATAAACCCTCTTTTCATATACCCAATGCTTTTCGCTCTTCTTTGGTAAGTTTTTTCGCCGCCGAGACTTTTAGAGCATTTTTCCTGATATTTCTCGTTTCTCGTCTCTTTCTCTCGGCTTCTTTTTGTTTTATTTCTTCAAGCTCATCTTCCCGAATCTCATTTTTAATGCGAAACGTTATTTCTTCATCCGTCATATCAAAAAATCTAACTGGAATGGCTCCACTATATTCCCATTCTCCAGCGGCACATTCTGCACTGATATGAATGGGAAATGAATCTCCATACTTGGCATCTTTATCTATTTCATCTGGCAACGGTGGATCATCATCGCCAGATTCATAGTACTTGAACGACCACCACGTATCTTTGGGGCACTTAAAAATCTTCTTGAGAAGATTAACTATTCTTTCTGTCTGCCTCTCTAAATCCCCAAGAGCTTTATCATGCACTTTTCGTGCCTCGTAATAATCAATCAGTACCTTATTCATACTTCATCTATTTCTTTTTTCCACCTTTTCTTTTCGTAATGCCGTTTTCGTTTATTTTTCATTCTGCGAAGTTTAGAATTCATTACAATTTCCTATTCGGTTCTCGTTACACTATCCATTGGACCAAACACTTCATTGACCCACGACACATGATCTGGAAGATTATTCATCAACAAATCTTCTCTCACCAACTTGAAAAATGCTCCCCGATCCAGTTTGGGTATTTTTGCAGTTTCCAAGCAATCCATACAATGAAGTTGTGCTGTAGTCGTCAAAGCAGTGTCTCTAAGCTGCATCAAGGCCATATTTCTTTCAATAATGATACGACCGTCAGCAATGTTTTCACAGACCTTGTATTTGTTTCTCAGATTGACAGCGTGAGAAACAACGTCATCTACCTTATGCGCCACTTCCTCATTCAGCCACGGAAAATGTTTTACAATAGTCTTTGGGCCTGCTCCTTCAATACCATTGACATTATCCGAGTCATCACCATCCATCGCTCGGTACAATACAAAGTTGTTAGGATGGATTTGATACTCTGACAACACTTCGGCGGCTCCATAGATATGTTTTTTGGTGGGAGAGTACACATTGACATTGCCAGTACAAAGTTGAAGGAAATCCTTGTCTGACGACATAATGAATACTTTGTGGGATGCCCGAAAGTATTCCGTTGCCAGAAAGGCAATAACATCATCCGCCTCAACGTGATCTATGGACAGGAGATTGACTGGAAGCACCTGAAGATAATGAAGTAATCGTATGTACTGTTGACGGCAGCTTTCTTCCTCCGAAGTAACCTCCCCCATATCTTCATAGGTTCGATTGAGCCGTATCCTACCCTTACGTTTCTCCTTGTACTCAGGGAATAACTGCCTACGCTTGAATGACCCACCAATGCCATCAAATACAACCACACACCGAGTAGGAGCAAGAAGTTTGATAGCATACCCCACCGACTTCAAAAACCCTACAACGCCTCCAGTATGATTGCCATTATCGTCCATTGAAGGATTGGCTGACCAGCAACGAATAAAAGTATTCGTGCCATCTACCAGAAGAACATCGGAATTGGTAGTACGTCTCCAATTCTGATGAATTTCTTGAATTTGCTTGCCACGATTTTTAAGGATCGTAGCAAGCTTGGCTCGTTCTTCTGGGGTCAGGTTCATTATTCGTCTTTAACAGCATTTTTCGTGATGTCATCATTTTCGTCGCCCGTTTCTACAACGTCCTCAACGATTTTCGAGTTTGGATCACGATACTGCATAATGTACTTGTTGCAGATAGCTTGATAGACTTCTTCTTTCAAGACAGAGTCCGTATTCATCAATTCCACAAACTTGACAGTGTTGAATTCAACTTTTTCTCCATCAGGACGTTTGTATTCGTATCCACGACCATCGCCAGTAATAATACCATGCTCCTTCATAAAGACGAGCCAACTGGAAAGGTCTTGGATTCCCGAATCATAATGAATCTCAAACGCAGCAGTCTTATAATTTGGGCCGCAGCGATTTTTGATAACTTGGGCCTGTGCCTTCATACCAATGACTTCTTCGCCTTTTTTGAGTTTACCAAGGTTGGCAAGACGAATACGAACGGAACAAGCAAAAGGCAATGCCTTTCCTCCAGGAACAATCCACTTGTCGCCGAATGGCCCAGCGTTCATGTTGTAACGCACTTGGTTGGTGAATACTGGAAGAATGCGTTGGCGAGCAATAAGTCCAGTACACTTACGCATAGCAGTACTAATAACGATAGCTCGTCCAGTGTTGTATCCAGTGATACCGTGCTCAGCTTCCATTTCTTTTTCAACCGAAGCTTGAGTCACCGAATCCACAAAAATAGTCAACAGCCGATCTTTGTTTGCTTTACGGAAAGTACCAATACAAAGCTCAAACTTATTGAAGAAATCTTCAAGTGTTGTAAATGGAACATAGTTCACATTTTTGAGATTAACACCCAACGCTACCCAAAAATTTCTATCTACTGAAAACTCTGAATCAAAAAATACCGACAGTCCTCCACGACGTTGGGTTTCTGCGATAAGTTGGGCACAAATAAGAGATTTACCCGTGCCTTCTAGGCCACTTAGCTCAACCATGCGCCCGACTGGCAATCCACCGTGGGCACGATTAGACACGGCCAAATCCAAAAGAGTTGAGCCAGTTGATACCCACTCATTTACTTGAGCCGGGTTATCATCTTCATCCAAAAAATAGGAAACTTTGCTTCCGTCCTTGTTGGATTTGTTAAGTTCTTTTTGAAGAAGCAATGCTAAATCATCCCGCTCGATATTTGCATCACTATCAATGTGTTTACTTTTTTTCGTAGAAGTTGCCATAGTCATATTCCTTTAAGTACAAGAGGAGGATAGCACAAAAGGCCATCCCCCTCAAGTTATTTTAACTATCCCAACCGATTAAGCGGCGGGAGTCGTTTGAGTTTGAAAGAACTTCTCAAACTCATTCGCCGTTACTTCACCTACACTTGCGGCGGTAGCGGGAGTTGTGGGAAGCGTTGCGGCTGCCGGAGCGGCAGTTGCAGCGGTTGTTGGGGGCGGATTAGCAGATACATCGGACTCCGATGGCTCTTGGACATCGCTCTGTTCAGCAGACTCAGGATTAAGGTACTTATCGACTACTTCCTTAAGTTCATCATAGGACTTAAGTGGGAATACCTTGAGAATATCCGTCTGTGCCTTCACCTTTTCCATGAGATCACGGCGGGTTGGATCAACCACGGGTGTCTTCCTTGGACTTGGCGTAATGTTGGTTTCTGGGAAGGATTTACCATCCTTGCCCTTCTTCTTACTTTCCTTGTGGAATTCAACTTCAAGATCGTTGCCTTCCGTCCAAGAAGTAATATCACCCCATTCAGAATTCGTCATCAGTTTCAAGAGTTGCTTGTAAACGGTAATGCCGAATCCCCAGAACCTTACACCCAACTCCTCTTCACCACGGACAATGACAGGAGCATAGGTACGAGGAGTTGGATTCAGCTTTGCGGCGATTTCCTTCTCTTCGTTACTGCCACTGGCACGGAGAGTTTCGACAAGTTCTTGGATGGGGTCGGGTTTTCCGAATGTGCAAGGAGCCAAGTATGTTCCACCAGCAAGCTTGTAATAGAACTTAAGTTCTATGAATGGGCTTTCGGGGTTGAACATGTAAGGAACGATACGGACTCGTTGGGTTCCTTCTTTTGGTTTCCAAAGTAGTTTTGCGAATTCGGAAACTTTTTCGCCTGCTTCGATTTCACGGAGGCGATCTGCGAGCTTTTGTATATTTGACATATTGTTTAATCAGTTTAATTGGTTAACTAGGTAATCAAGTCAATCGTTAATCAACAGATCAAGTCTCAACTTTGTTACCCTGATAAATAGCATCCTAACATACAAAAAACAAATAGACAACTTATTTTAATGGAAAAAAGTTATTATAAGTCAGTCCAAAACTGAGAATATTTTCAGGGGAATAATACGAATAGAAACGTCACCCGTTATTATAAGGGAATTTGAATAAAGTGCCCAGTTGACGATGTAAGTATTATCCACACAACCATTTTCTTCTTCAATCAACCGATTCATGGCATTCAAAGTATAGAGTGTATTGGTTTGCTTCTTACGATGAATAAGAATGGTGTTGGAAAACTTGGGGGCATCCTTCTTCATGTTCAGGACGTTATAGGTCAGATAGATTTCTTTAGGAACTTTGATGTTAGAAAATGCAAATATCCGATTGCTGTACACTTCATAAAACTTTCGGATTTCCTCGGCTATGCGGGCGAATGCAACATCATTTGAAAAGGTACACAACAACTGGCGATTGTCTTGAGGTTGCATAAAGATTGAAACAAATTTTACCAAACTTATGGTTTCATATACTTCGTTACTAACAAGCTATATGCTTCTGACAATTGCTCGAATGTCAAACTATCAATCAAACTGACCAGAGTAGAACGCATTATTTTGATTTTATTTTCAACTTCTGGGTTTCCATATTCATTTAATGGAGGTTCTATATTTGAAAGAGAATTATTACTAGTCCCAAATATTTGTTTGACCACTTCTTTTTCTGCGGCAACTCGTTCTGGAGTACGTGGAACTGGTGGAGCAACAGTTGGTTCGGGGGCAATAGGTTCTGGCTTTTCAGCACCACGGGGAGGTTCTATGGCCAACTCCTTTCCACCTTGATCTACTTTATCCCCACCAAAAAGATTGTTACCTGCCGACGATCTTGGCAATGATTTTTCATCATCTGGATTTTCATCTGGGATTTCTTTTTCAGGTGAGGGAACTGGTTTCTTTTCTGGTTCTCGGTCTGGTTCTGGGCGAGGTTTTACTTTATCCTTCACAAACCCCAAACGTTTAGCTTCTTCTTCACCAACATATTTACCTGGATTTTCCTTCATGGCATTTGCCATATGTTTAGCAGATGGCCATGTTACTTTTATCCCATCTTCCTTACGGTACGCCTGTCGCTCAGGATAATTCAAACTTTCCACCATTCTATTGGTAAGACTAGTTGCATCTTCCTTGGTAATACCCTTCTTAACAAAATAGTCACGAAGAGCATCCATATGTGCTTCTTCTTCCATCTTAAAAATGCCGCCCGAAACTCTTTCGTCAAGGCATACTTCAGCAAATACTCTATCAACTATGTTAGACATACTTCTCTTTCCTTATAAATATGGAAGGGAAGTTCAAAACACGGTTATTTTAGATGCTTATGAGCTTGACATCGTGGTAAGAATCTCCAATGTAAGTCTTCATCGGAAACGCACCATCACAACTCATTATCTGACGAATATGATTAAGAGTCTGGAACCCATCCTCCTTGTGAAAATCATAGATTACCGCATCATAGGTATAAAGCACCGCCTTCGTTTTCTTGCCCCATAAATACTGTAACACCAACTGAAGCTGGGGAATGGCGGTCTCACCCTCAACGGCTTGGAGGATATAGTTGAACACCTTGTTTGGATTTGGATCTTGAATGTGTTGGTCGGTAATCTTACGCTTAAACACCGGAGTTTCAATGAAACCGTTTTTCTGAAAGAAATCCCACTGCTGATCAATGTAAATCTTTAGGTTTGCCAAGTACTTAATATGAGCATACTTATCTTCAACCCCGCCATAAAGCTGCCGGAAAGTTAATTGCTTAGCATTCTGAATATCAGTTTCATCAACATTTTTCTTTTGGAAATAAAGCTTGGCCAGATACTCGTAGATGTCCGTGTCAATAGACAAATCATACCCAGTCAACCGACAAATTATACGAGGATGAAATGCCGTATAGTCAATTACAATGATTTTACCATCTTTACCATAGCGAGAAGTAAAACAAGACCGAGAACCATCAGTATGATTCAATGCAGCATAGTTTATTCCACCATACCGATTGCTGGGACGACCCGTGGACGTGTAAACATTGTACTGACTAAACACTATTCCCTTGACATTTGGTTTAACACCAAAATGTTTCTCAAACAATGCCGAATCTACATAAATGCCATTAGCCTCAACTTCACCAAGCGTCCCGATAATCTGATTGAAACTATGATACGCATCGTCCACCTTAAATTTACGAATTAGCTTTGTAAGATCATCACACATATCATCAAACGCTTCCAGATGTTTCATTAACGGAACCGCTTTGTTGACCTGCCCAATTCCATTGCTATTTCTTCGCACAAGGTTGTGTGCCACCGTTTCAAACTCACTCAACTCTTCTACATCGTTGTGAGTAAGAAACCCGCAAAGGTTCGCATCCATTATTTCTGGCAGATGGAGTAACTGAGTAAATGCCTTTTTGTCAAATGCCCACATTCGATTTTTGGCATTCAACAAAAACTCTTGTACAAACCATGCGTGAGTCACTTGTGAAACCGAGTCGGGATGACTGAAAGAATAGCAGTAAGTCTTTCCTGTGGAAATATTTCGGATGAAAAGAATACAAGGATAGTTATCAACAGGATGCACTCCATCTTCAACCGGAATGATGTGTACAATCCAATCTCCATCGAGATTTTCTAATTGAAAACGATTACAATCGGCACTTGTCTCTATCATCAACCGACGATTATATCAGTTTTACACCAGAAGTCAACTATTTTTGAAGTGTAGTAAACCCAAGACGAACTTTGATATGTTCACGCAAAGGAATAACACCAGCAGTAATCGTAGTTGTCCATTTTCCAGACTCAATTGATTCTTGCACATCTACGATTCGAAATACAACATTTTCATGTGAATATGGTTCTGGCAAATTGCGTACTAAAAACATCATAAACGTTCTCAATCCACCTATTCCTTGGATGGTAAAAGTGGCCTGAATACCTGGCATAATTCCAGTGTACCTTGGATTTTGTTCTTCATCACCATCATCCAAAAGTATATTCAAAATATCAAGTGAGGGCAAAACCAAACGACGAATAAGTACTTTTCCCCTACTATCTTTCATTGTCATTTGCAACGAATCGACACATGGCGAAAGGTTTTGAAGATTACGCATCAAATCGCCAAACTGATCGCCGGTTTTACTGGGAGTCTTAGCCTGTTTACCATTATCCTCACCAAGACTCAAACGATCTTTGAACATATAGTCCAACAACTCATTGGTACCATTTATAAGCGTGACCTTTTTATCAGGTTGATTGGTCTGAGCATAAATAGTACGAATTGCTTGAGCATTACTAAGAGTAGGTTTGAATCCTATTCCTAAAAGTAAACTGTCAGCATCAAAATAGTCAAATGTAAACGGAGTGCCTCTGTTGATCGTCGCACAAAACTTATAGTCTGAAATTTTCATCGTTGCTGGAACATCTGTCGTAGTGTCTGCTCCAGTTGCCGACACCAGACGCAAATCCCAGAACCCTGCCGCCGCATCACTGATTCCAGTCAAAAGTTTCTCAATCAATTGAGTGTAAGTCTTAACACTATCGTCAGCAACCAGTCGCTTCAAAAAATCTACATTAACATATAGATTTTTAAGATAACCACTATAACGTCTTGGATATGGCTTTGATCCTTTAATTACATCTTTATCTGAAAAGAATGGAAATGCATAGGTCTTTTTGAATGTCTCCGTATAATCATATCGAATTTTGTTTATAATTTCGTCCAAATCATCACGATAAATCTTTCCTCCCATTGGTTTGCAAATTACACGAAGTTTATAATCCGCAAGCGTTTTTTTCTTAATAGCATCCGCCCTATTCATCATTGGATTTATAATAGATGCATTATTCAATATATCATAATCAGAAGCATTATCTACGGTGACAATCACTCCTTGTTTGTCAACCTTCGTAACTCCATATCTACCATTAAAAAACTTTGGAGCTTCTGCATTCGGAATAAGCAATGTCGTTCCGTCTGTTGAAATCAAGTTGGGATGGGCAGTAATGACGGTGTCATCAACATCTATTCGAAACATTTCCGTTTCACCATACGATTTCATGGGTTCAACATGGAAGTTAATACATTCCATTGCCAATCCAAGATTGATCCACAAACTTTTAAGTGGTTCTTTACGATCAAAATCTTTATCTTTATTGTCGTATCCTACGATTTTGTCGTCTATTTTTATATCTTTTGGGTCTCTCCCATAAAATACTCCATATGCATACTCTTCCCACGTATCAGGATGATGTTGTTTAAGATAACCTATTATTCCATTAAGTTCTGGGATTGTTTCTGGAGACTTGGTCGACCCGACAGACTTAAAACATGGAAGAACTTCATCAACAAACTTGGTAAAATTTCCAAATGGTCTTTGGGGTTCTTCAGATTCTTTTGAGTTAACTACAACACTTGAATTTACAGTCAATCCTGCATAAATACGATCTGGACTTGTAACTTCCGTTTTGCACTTAAATTTATTTCCTTCTACAGTCCACTCAAAATTAGTAATAATGCCAATCAACACATCATAATTGCCTTTTGATGGCATAATATGTTCAGTATAAAGAGGATATGGATTTTTGCGATACTCTCTCAACCGTTTAACATCGTTCAAATCAAGCAAACATTCAGGCTTAAAATGGTTCCATCCCCATTCCAAAATACAAGAAATGCCGGGGACAAGAAAATAGGGAGTCATATACTCCAGTTGAATTTTAGAAAAACACACCCAATCTATAGATGCCCGCCGATAAAGTTCTTTTTGAATAGTAACATTAATTTTTTCAATTTCGGGTACTGGAACATGAATTGGATATTGACTCGTTTTTAGATCATTATCTATGTAATGTGGAATTCCATCCGGCATATATCCAATAATACTTCTGTTTCCAGTTTCATTACTAGAGGGTTTTGCAAAGCCATAACCACTGTAAAAATCTTTTCCTCCAAACAAAACAAAACCTTGCTTATCATAATATTCGCCAGCATCATATGGATTTTGTTTTCCTGCTCCATTGGAACAAACCCGTATCCACGGAGACATCGGACCCCGATATTTTTTCCAATCTCCATTTTCTCCCCACCCGCCTTTTGTTCCATCAATGTACGTAAAACTTCGATTCACCTTACGGCGATTTAACTCATCTTGTATTTCCTCGGGTATATTTGAGGGTTCCCACGGAATTATAGGCTGTGGCATAACTTCTATTGTGAATTTAACCTAGCAAACTTTCCAACAATATCACTGACATTAACAGGAATACGTAGTGTTAACCCAGGCTCAACACTCATACGTCCTTTTCCAATATGATTGGCATTGGCAATAATCCAATATAACGTTGGATCGCCATAGTATTTATATGCCAAAGTATCCAGGTAATCTCCTTCATTGGAAACAACTTGTAAATCTCCATCTGATGGAAAGACTGGAGGATATATGGTGGATTTATACACCCTCTTTCCATCATATCTATTATGTATTAAAACCGAATCATATCTTCTCATAATTTATGGTGTTAAGCTTCTTCCAAATGGATTTATTTCAGGAACCCGTGGTTTAGATAGAGCAGGCGCAACTTTTATGGGTGCTATGTTATTAGTTCTACTACCCCCAGTGGTATTAGGAACAGGAATATTTGGTTCTGTGGACAATAATCTAAATGGTTTTGGACCCTCGGGGGTTTCAGGTTCATATTGTGGTATGTTCGATAAAACTGCCTCCGAAGGAGTGAGTGGAGAACCCGGAGTCGGAGCCGCCGGTGGTGGAGGAACAACTGCTTGTTGTATTACATTAACCACAAGGGATTTATGGAACTTGTTGGGCGATTGTCCATTCGGTACTGTAGCCGTATTCCAATCACTCCAAGTTTCATCTCTCGGAGCATGTCCAAAGTTTGCCCCACCAGTAACCGCACGTTCTTTTTCAAGTAGAATTAATGACAAGGCAATATCCAACTCTCGTGGAAGTTGACCATAAACCAGATTTGGAGCTTTAATATGATCCGCCAAATAATGCCATTCTTCTGCATTGAATTCATTTTGCGTTTCCCAAGTAGCATCATCTGGAATTGCAATTCCTACTGATTGAATTAGAATTGGTTGATCTTTATAGAGATCGCCTAATGTTAACATAACCATCGGAGGTACCATAAACCTATTCATTGCCCCTGCAAACGTACTAGTCGTATAATTGGATGGCTTGGTCAACGTAGCAAGATAATTAACCCGTTGCCACGTAGGAGCCAGTTCCGACAAACTACTGATAACAACATGTATATTAAAAGTTAAACTGCGATTGAAACCTCCATATGAATATACTTTGTCGCCACGACCGATAAACTGTAACTCTTCCCACGAAACATTGCTTGACTCAGCTAGTGATTTAATAGCGGAACGAAATGGAATATATTTTTCATTAACCACGTCATAGAAAAACAAAGCAATTTGATCATCATGATATGGTTGCCATGTAGATTTCCCTCTAATACCTTCACTAACCCGATTACCATCTTTATCCAATGAAAGTGCATTAACTTCAAACGCACCATAAAAATCTCGATCTCCCTTCGAATCCAACACTGTTAACCTGTTGATAGTATCAAATTGTCCATTGGTTGGGAATCCTTTTGATAACCGTGGCGAAGCTGCTACATCATAATCTACCATGTGAATATTCCGATAGGATTCCAAAACACCAAGCGGATAATTATATGGACTCTTACCCCTACTTCTCGCTTCTTCAGGCGCAATACTATACAATCTATCATATCCACTTTTTGCAGAATTACCACTTCTAACTACAGAAGATTCTTTTGGAACATTTACTTTGTAAATAAGTCCGTCTATTCCACCCGCTTTTTGTATATTTGCCAATGATTTCTTCAAATCAGCATTGGTCTGTTCTATATCATCTTTCTTGGTTCTCTTTGTTATGTACTGATTTGATACTTTGACATACTCAGAGTATGTGTTTGAAATTTGAGGATTTGGATTTTTGACATATGATGTTTTTCCGGCAATCCATTTTTGTGAATAAGGAACTTCATCGCCCTTGGCAGTTACATATTTGAACTTTGTTGCACCTGCTGCTACCATTAAATCATAGGCACCTTCATCACTTCTAGCTTTAACTCCTGACTGAGTTTTTGGAATGAAGTTAGCAAATAACGACTTAAACATGTTCTTAGCTACACTGCCAAACGTAGAAGTAAGCTTTCCAGAGGGTGCCCACGCTGCTTGGAGATGTGCCAATCCACGCTCGGCAGTACCAGCACGAATAAGTCCTTTACCACCGACTCCAATCATTACATCTGGCAACGCCCCAGCAACAGTGCCAAAGGGAGGATTGATTTTGGGTGGACCAAATAACGCATCAGGAATCGCATTACCAATTAATGTTCTGGCAATACCGCCCAAGCCAGCCGATGTATCAAAATTACGTTGTGGACGCATTGTTCCCAACGCCAACCCCATCCCTGCGGCAATAATAGGTGACGTGGGATTGTAAATGCGAGTTTCGTTAAACGCCTGTCCAGTTTGAAGAAGAAACTGTTTTCCAAGAAACACTATTCCTCGGCCAGACCCAAGAAACTTTGCAACACGGACCACATCAATTGGAGCCGAACCAATCGGAAACATCCTGGAGTCATATTTTCTAAGTGCCGACAATCCTTTATCCGATTCGTCAATATAGGTATAATAATATGGCTCTTTTGTAAACCCCTTGATAAGAGTCGTGTCATAATCCGCATAAGGAGATAGACGATGATATAAAGAATGATAATTAGCTCTCCATATTGATTCAATCTTGTACGGTTCGGGCATTTCTGGATAATCCAGCGGCTTCTTAATCAATGCCCAGGTCGCTTCTATGTTTGGATGATATACCATATCTATAAATATTTGTTAAATCGGCTTCGTTATGCTTTGTTCACTCCATATCCTCCACGGAACTCAGTCTGTCTCGCTGTAGTTGCTGATAGAAGCTGTCCATCCATATTAATACCAATCTTGCCAGCATTCAAATCTGCTCTTAGACCATTTATAGCCGTCACCATTTCCTTATTTGCCGCCAATAATTCTGCTATTGTAGTATCTTTTGATGTCGGTGTCTCACTTACTTCAGTAGTAGGACTAGTCCCAGCTAACGCCGTCCCCTTCGGAGTCACCGTGACCGCCGGCACATATGCCGCAGCCGCCTTTGTCTCAACCGGTTTATTCAATATATCAGTAAGTCCTCCACGTAACTTATCAGCAACGCTGCCCATACCAGGAATCTTATCAAAAATCCATGCAAGTGCTCGTCTCCAAGGAGAAGTTAATGCATCAAACATCATCGCTCCAACAGAAACAAGACCCTGAACCATTAACAACCCTATCTGAGACGGAGATTGTCCAAGAAATGGTTTAATCGCTGCCCATGCTATAGCAAATCCAGCTTTTACATAATGCCCGAACTTTTCCCATAACATCATAAGTCCTTTAGAAGCCTGTACTATTAATCCAATGGGAGTAAACCACTTCCACAGGAATGTTGCTACTGGACCAATATATTGCCACAACCATTTAACCTTTTCCGCAATCCAATCAAATCCAGGTATTATTGCTCTCAATACTCCCATAACAGCCCCCTTAAGTTTGTCTCCAAAACTTCCAGTAGCAGAATTCCATCCAGTAATAGCTCCGTATATTGCTTGAACTGCTGTTACAAGCCATCCAACAGGTCCAAGTAACTTCAAAAATGGGGATGCCATTTTCATCACGGCTCCAACCAAAGGACCCATTTTACCTAGAAATGCACCAATTTTAATAAATGGAGTAAGAAGACTATTGCCAAACCCCGCCATCTTTAGAAAGAACCCAGAAACTTTAGCAGATTTTTCAGTCCATATTGCCAAATTTAATCCGACGCCTTCAAAAATCTTTGCTACTCCGTACAACGACCCAGCCCAAAAGGCAACATATTTTCCAGCATCAATAAGTGGTGGAACAATAGATAATGCTATATCAACTACTTTTAACAATGGTCCTGAAATCTGCATCCAAATTTCATTCCATTTTTGAGTTATAGCCGTCAACCTTTCTTGATTGGCTTTTTTCATCATTTGCAATTCCAAATTCTTACCTTCGGCTTTAAGCGTTGCTTCATTGGAAAGTCTCATTTTTTCATACATTTCGTACTGCGCTCTGATTTTTGGATCTGCCGAAGTTCTGGCCAATTGCAACTGTTTATCGGCTTGAATCATCTTAGTAAGTTCCTCAACACTTCGTCCAGTTGATTTAGCAAATGCATTCATCTGAAAATAATCCAAATTTTCAAAGTCAACTTGTTTTGCTACCCGAAGAATCTCTTTAGTCGAACCTTCCAAATCACGATGATAAGCTAACTCACGAGCTTTCTGAAGGTTAATAGATCTACCCAACAATACCGATGCTTCCATTTCAGCGTTGATATTATCCGTGAAGTTTAAGATTTCAGCACTGGATTTGGCCATATCACCCAATGTTGTATTTAACCTACGTGCCTCTATAGCTGCCCGAACAATTTGGTTTGGTACCCGAGACACCATTGCCAACGTGGTACTAGACATCTTTGCAACATCTTTCATTATCGCCGGCAATGGAACTCCACCAGCAGCCGAAAGGTTGGCGGCAATGTAAGCCATGTTTTGCTGTGCTTCCATGGTACTACCAGACACAGCAGCCATATTCCGCATAAATCCAGCACTATCTTCAGTCGAAACTCCTAATTGAGCCTGTAATAATGAAAGCGTCTTAACCAAATCTTTGGAGACATTATGAACTCCACCCATCTCTTGGCCAAGAGACTGAATTGATTTATATGCACCATCTATTGTAACCCCAACCGAAGTAAACTCGATGGCTACTTTTTGTGCCATATCTCTTAATGCCGATGCAGAATCCCGAGTCATACCCATAGCTTTGCGAAATTCCCAAGCCGCTTTATCCATACTCTTAAAGACTGCAAATATTTTACCAAACAAAAATAATATAGGTAACAACCCTCGTTTTGCAATTGTTTCTAACAATTGAAGTTCGGCTGTTTGTGCCGCCCTTCTTTGAGCCGCACTTGCCATTGATTGTTGAAGCTCTCTCCTCATTGTTTCATCGGCTGTAACACTATGTTTAAGACGAAGTTTTTCTTCAAGTTGTAGGTCTTTTTGGATGTTTTTATGAAGCTCGTTGGTTCTTTTTACTACTTGGACAATGTCCACAGACAATTCTTTGTTAAGCCCAAGCATACTAAGCAACGTCGTATTTTGCCTAGCCATCGACTTTTCTATATCAAGTTGAACATTATAGTACTCGGTTGCCGCATCTTTCAATTCGGCTGCGTCCTTAGCATCATATACTCGGGTTAATAGGTTTGGGTCGTTTGCCATAAATCAAATGTCTCTAAGTATAAATATGAACCACTTCGCTTTTTCACTTGACAGTCTATAAAAAGGGAGTATAATGGGTAGCATGAACGAAGAACCAAAATTCAGTCTCATTGACACGGTCAATGAAAACGCAAGAGAAATTGGGCAAACTGCTCTTGGAATAGCAGTTATGGCCATAATTATTGGTGCTTTAGTAGCCCCAGTATTTGCTCCGTTATTCGAAAGTGGACTGGAAGACAAATACCGAACTTCGTTCGGAGATCCCGACTATGATCTGGTCAGAAAAAAAATGTTCAAGATTAAACTTGGACTGTGGATTTTTGCCGGCATAGCATGGATTGGATTGGTTTTAACCAACATGTTTTGGAAGGGCTAACCCCGATTGATGGCCGGACCTCGGACTATTTTAGGTGCAGCATCGTTTCCACTTTGGGCACGCTCGTACTGAGCACGTTCCTTTTCTTTCGTATTAGTCAACTTACGAACGTAAAACGTGCGATATTGAACTGGCATGGAATACACAGCCTCATAGCCAAGTTTACCAATGTGGCACAGGTCAAAAATCAACTCATGAAGCTGAACCTTGTACTTATCGGTTAGGCCAAAAAAACTCCACGCCCATTGGCGTTTCCTCCTTCTTCTCATTTCCACAGTGAGCACATGAAAAGTCAAACTTGGTATCTAGGTCGGGCATAGTTCCCCGAATATGGGTTCGAAATGCCAAACTATCTTTAGATAACAACTCGTCATTCACAAACTTGCGAATACGGGGTCGCTCGGCAACGCCATTTACACTTGTAATAATATTGGCAAGGCGAGTGGTTACTTCATGGGTAAAATCTTTCGTTATTTTGGCCATACCTTGAAGTTCGTTTTCGATGACATTCTCATCTTTTTTAGTAAGGATCTTATAGGTAAGAACAAACTTTGAATGTGGTAGGGTAAACGTAAATGAGTTTTCTCCCTTGGGATACTGTTCAAAGTCGAATGGACGATTATCCATCTTACTCAAATCAACCGTCACCGCATTCTCTTTTCCACAGCGACCACAACTTAACAATGCGTCATATTGATCACCATACGCCAAACGACGAATGGCGTAGAAGGCGGCATTGCGGTCACAGACAAACATTTCATCGAGGTCAATGGCTTTATTAATTACTACTGACTCTAATAGTTTATCTAGGACAATGTTTTTGGTGATTAGGTTGCGAGAAGTAAGAATATCTTCTTCCTTGGCCGTCATCATCTTAAGCTCAAGTGTGCCTGAAGAAAGAGGACTGGTCGTTGGATAAAACCATCCTTTACTAGGAAGATTGATTACTTCCGTAGGAAACTTTGATTCTGCTTTTGGTTGTGGGGGAGGGATGGGTGAACTAACACTCGGCCTTGTGATTGGAATAATTTGATCGTTTGCCATAACTTCTATAATTGTTACCTTTGAAATACATAGAACAAATTATAGATTTTTGACTTATTATATTTAGCCAGCGCCCTTGAGTCTTTGAATATCTCTTTCAAGTCCAGGTTTCGTAAACCGTTTAATCTGATCGGTTTCTCGCTTTTGCATATCCATTTTTGACTTGGCAGTTTTCAACTCAGCTTCTTTGGTCTTTATGTTATTGCGTCGAGCGATTTCCTTTTCCCGTTCCATCCGTGCTTTCAAACCAGGAGACATTGCATCTTCGGGTGGAGTATTTGGATCAGAGCTAATGGAAGATGCTGTGGGGTCTGCTTCCATTGCCTTCTTATCCTTCATAGACATATATTCTGCCACTACACGCCTAGCAATAAGTTGTAGAAGTTCGTTTAGTTGAGATTCTTTCATTTGAAATTATTTCTTATCCAACATTTCGTTGACCATCTTCCTGATTACTTTTACCAATCGTTCATCTACGTTTTGCACCTGAGTCTGGCCTCCAGATTGCATTCGTCGAGAAAGCTGAGTTGGAGAAGCAGTAATTGGATCAAATTGAGTTGACACAGGCATACTGGTTGGAGTCCCTGTTAACTCGGCGGGTGAAATGGATTGATCTTTCGCTATTTGGAGACTCTTATCTGCCATCAAAAAGATTTCATCTGATTCTGGGTCGTACTTACCAAGATACAAAAACAAAGACGCATGAGGATTATTTAATACACTCTTGACTGTACGTGTGGTTGCCAAAGCAACTTTGGTGCGTGGACCTGCTTTTGAGGATGCAATCTGATAAAGTTCTCGCTCTAGCGCAGAATCACTACCACCTCGAATTTTTTGTAAATCAAGCCGTGACTTATCCCGTGGATCAACCATTCTAATGCCCGTCAATGTTGGAGTTGGGTCTGAAGGTGGAGTTTCAGGCTCGGATGGTTTTTCTGGAGTTGTATCTTTGTCCTTTGGAATTTCGGGTTGCTCAGCAGTACCTTGTCCATCGGCTGGAGGGGCAGGAGCACCTTTGGTTTCATCATCGGCTTCCTTTAAGTGAGGGCAAGGCCCGATACCCTGAGCATGTTGATTTTCTGCACGATCAACTTTTCCATCATGACATCCCGGAAAATCACATGGAATGGCTTCATGATAAACGTTTTCTCCAGAACCATGATTCCTCAAAGTCCCTGAAAAATAACCTTTGCCTTTACATTTCTGACAAGTATTAGACTCGGATTCCTCATTTAATTGTCTTAAGACTTCACGTACACAATACCGGGTAAGATATTCCAATAGTTCTTGCTTCATATACAATAATTCTTTAAGTTGACATCTTATAAATATCGTTATACCTAATCAAACAAACAACAAAAAACCCCCGAACCGAAGTCCGAGGGTTCTTATAGCTTCCGCAAAATTAATATTGAAGTATGGCGTAGTCGTAGCTCAGCTTGAGCGTAACTGTGACAGGATCTCCATCATCCGTCCAATCCAAATCACCACCATCATACGACGTTGGGAATGCACCTTTCAAAGTCCATTCTTCTACTTTATCACCTACAGGACCAAGCACATCAATAGTGACTTCTTTCTTGTAAAAGTCTTGGTAGCCGTCACGTCCAGTTACAGACTCGTGGGATAGACGATACCATTCAAAAACGGTTTGTGTTGCCGAAGGCACAATGGGGTCGTACAACTCAATGTCAATCTCTTCCCATTTGGTTTTGCCCTTAAAGAACCATTGCAAATTAATATAGTCAATGGTCTTTCGCTCTTGTGTCCATTTTGGGCGATTGGTCTTACGAATAAGATACTGGGGAATGCCATCAATATACATTACAAAACGATTCTTGGTCTTTGGTTCCCAAATCGTATAGAACATTTCGTTGTTTGTTAAAAGGTCTGCCATAAATAAATCCTCGGATGTTACTCGGTCTGCTTATAAATATCTGTCAAGTTAAGAAATAAACAGAAAATTATGCGGTTGTCTTGATAAACTCAAACGCTTTGATAGCTCCTTTTAGAGTGGGTTTAATTTGTATTGCCCGATGTGTATTACAACAATACCAAGGTTTTCCATCAACTATTGATTTCCATATAGCAGAGGTTTCCTCTCCATTGGAACCATGATGCCACACTGCCCCACCTTTAATCACTTCCGATCTTTCTTCATCGGTGAGAGGTCGTCTATTTTTCTTCAAAGTATCCTGTTTTGGAGATTCTAATAACAAATTCTCACTCATTCCATGGGCATGTTGCATTGTTGAGCCTTTTACTGTAAATCCCAAAACGTCCTTGGGATCTAGTATTTTATGTTGTGGATTGGTTTTCCCAAGCTTTTTCTGTATCCATCCTTCTACCGCATCTCTACGATCCTCCTCGGGTGAGGTTTTCCACCAATAAACAACATTCAAATCCTCTCGGTATCTCCAAGAAGTATCTACATCGGGGTTAATGGAATGATCCATTCTCACTAAACCACCATGACTATCTTCACCAGAATCCGCACGCATAACCTTTATTTCAAGTGAAGGTTTCACATAACCAATGTATAAATGTTTTGGGTCCACCCCCTCAGTTATTGCTTCACTTACCATCACCGTCTCTTTTTCCATCTTCGGGGTCTTTGGAGCATCTTTACTACGAATCTGCCATCGGTTACCAGGAATATGTAATCTATCATCTTCGGGTCTGCCAGCGCCATATCCTTCCTCTACTGGTGCATTGATGTATTCCATTCGACGTTTTATCTCGGCGGATATTCTCTTAAACTCAGCGACTTCTCGTGCCATTTCTTGTGGATTATGTTCGGGACGTTTTCGGAGGTACAAAATAGCACGACCAACCTTTGCTCTAAGTGCAGCAAGATTATCCAAGGTCATCTTATCCAGACGTAAATCACCAGTGTCAGTATATTTGTATTGTGAGGGTCTGCGAGGAATGGTTTGCTTAAGATCTTTTTGGCTTACTTCATCAACATGAAACTCAAAATCATCAAACCTGTCATAGATGGAAGTGTGCTTGGTGACTGGAAATCCTCTATGAATAAGATAGTTATTAACCAGTTGTTTTTGTTCTTCATCTGGAATACCAATATCTGACCATTCTACTGTACCGCCCATATAACGAAAACGGCGGCGACCCATAGGATTTCCGTTTTTTCCATGATCTTGATTTCCAAATGTATCTCTGGAAAACTCTTTGAAAAGCACTTCATCATATGCTCCAATAGCACCCAATCCAAACCTTGCCTCGGGTGGATAATAAATGACTTCGGCTTCAGTCACCGTCATCTCTCTGTCATATGTGACTGTGATTGCATCTTTCAATGCTTTGATAAGTCCTTTAGAACGAAGAATCTTAAAAACAATATTCTCCATACTCAACTCACCAGCCGTGTCCAACCCATATTGACGAAAAGCATCCAAATACTTTTTCACGACTTTCATCGTTTCACGATCTCCACTTCTCAAAGCGGATTCAACATATTTCTTCATTCCAGCATACTTTGCTTGAATTGCATACTTATCTATCTGAAGATTTTGTGGTACGGGTTTTCTTATCCATTGATCTTTGACCAAAGAATAAATGCCAGTTACATGGGGCTTGACTTCTTTGGTATTTTGAAAATTAAGTTCAACTTTATGTCCCTTAACCCCAACTTGATGTTCCATGTTCCATTGTCCACTTGCAGTCTTCACCGCTTTACCAGCGGTTTCTGGAGGCATCTGAAGTTTATCATAGTCAATGATAATATGAACATCCACATCACTATCAGGGCTCCAGTTGTAATTTGCACTAGACCCCATTAAATAAATGTCAATAATAGGAGCTTTGAACTCCGTCTTTTCGTAAAAATCATATGCCATTCGCAACAGGTTAACTCGTGCCCTTGGATCTAAATGTTGATACTCATCCCAAAGTTCGGGACACAATCTATCGTTGTAAACACGAAAACTGGACATATTTTTATGGTTCTTCTACTGTAAAACTATACGCCGCTTGTTGCACATCTTGTACCTTTGCCAAAAATTTATGGCAGGTAACTTTTAGTGGAATGTGTGTCCCATTCAAAAAACGACATTCCCCATCATAAAACTTCCCCGTTCCACCCAGAGGAGATACTATCTGTGCATCTGTTGTGGATTGCACTGGACTTTCGGTTGTAAGTGAAGTTGTATTTACTGCCATCATTTCTCCGCCATGCTGTTGCTTCAAATACTTTTCCTCGCCACCGGGAGGAAGCTCTTCCCGAATCAATCCCTTACAATCCATGTGTCTCCACGTCTTGCCTCCGTCTTCGGTGTACTCTCTTCCTTCACGAATTTCTTTTTTACAATGCCCACAAACATCATGAGCACGTTGAAAAAATTCCGTTATTGTCTCGTCTATTAGGGTTTTCAAATCTTGATCCATAGATATAAATATCAGCGATGAAGGTGTTTCAATATCTCCGTAAGGTTTAATGGAGCGGCAATATCTTCCAGTTCATAGATGGTCTTTTTATAGCGGGAGTCTTTATGAAGTATGCCATATCCTCCGGCGGTATTCCAATCTTGAATGGTATCCTCCATATCATCCACCAAAATAGCATCGTGAGCCGCCTTTTCCTTTTTGAAAAACCTTCGTGGAACAATGAAAATCCTAGATTCTGGCAAATTGGGGGTTAAATTATTAGCCAACCATTGAAGTTTACCCGCTTTTACCATCACCCCCCGCTCTGGGTCGGTTGTACCCATCGAAGACAGAATACAGACCCTTTCAAACAAATCCTGAGCACTCTTCCATAACGCCTGCCCACCACTGGTCCATGGTAAATTTGCCCAGAACGAAACCCCGGCTGCCAAGTACTTGCGACGGGCTTCTTTTTCTCCTTCAGTTTCTTTGGTTTCTGCAATAGTTTTGCCGTTTGCAAGGGTTCGATACCCAGAATTGAAGTCAACAAGCACTCCGTCCATGTCTAGGTATAAGGTATATTCGGTGTTCTTCATTCGGTATAAAAACTTGACACTGACTAAAAACTACTGTACAATCGAAAAGTACAAAGAATAAATAATAAGTACTAAATAATTAAAGTACAAAGTACAAAGTACAAATTACAGGAAATTTGCTCTTTGAAACGGGTTGATAAACCCTTCATTAAGTTTTACTCTATGTTCTTTTGTTACTGAAGGTTCATCGGGTGGATTCCCACCCGAAACTTTGAATGCCGCTTTGATCATGTCTTCCACTGATGCTTGATCAGGATCAAGCCCCATTGTCTGTATTGCATTCAATATAGCTTTTTTAGAAGTTTCCGGACTATAATCAAGTTCTATCAACCCTTGAATTGCAAGCTGGACCTTCTCCAATGCCAACAACTCCTTTGGTGCAGATGCTAAAAGTTCTTTTGCTTTCCTCATGTACGCTTCTGCTGCGGATTGTCCTCCTAGTTGCACCATCGCTTGATCCACATAATATTCTGCATCTTTTGGTTTCCATCCTTGTTTAACAAGAATTTCTTTTGCCATAATAGCTTCTGGGTTTTTTGCCTGTTCTTCCATTGCTTTATTAAAAAGGTCATCTGCGGTCATGTCCGCAAGAGCAATCCCAAGTTTTTTGGCTGTTGTTTTAATAATCAATACCGCCGACTCTTTATCTACTGTCGGATGTGAGATTCGATATTTGTTAATAGCATCGTCAATTGTTTTTTCAACTTTGTCAAATTTTTCTTTTAACAACGGAAACTTTTCGAAATACCCCACATCTTTCAATGCATTTCTCCATAATGCTTGTTCTTTAGCATCAGTACTATGATATCTTGCCATGATGTCATTTACACCAAGGGTTCTGTTTATTTCTTTCCCCCTAGTAATTCGAACTTCTCCATTTGAATTTGGTGGAATTACTAATCCGAGTTCATCTTTAGTTTTTGATACAAACTCCATTGGACCTTTTCTACGAATAATAGCATATAAAGCAGGTTTAAGATTATTCAAGTGTTTGGTTACTTCAACTTTGTTTGTTGCTTTTTTATAGACGCTTTCCATTCGTCGATCAAGTTGTTTCATGAACAAAGAAAAACTTGGATTATATCCTGGGACTCTTGGGTTGACTTGATCATCATAAAATCTTAAAATATCTGCCTTTTCCCACTTAGATTCTTCTGGATTTCTCACTTCAATTGAAATTGTATTTTCATGTTTATTCCATTCCCAATATACTCTAAGTACTTTTTCTTTTCCGCTTGGTAAAGTAACTAGATATGGTTTATCTGTAACTTCAATTGAATATTTGCCTGGGTATTTGTGATATAAGCTTGCAAAATCATATACAAACTCTCCAGTCAAGTCAATATCTTCCTGAGATTGTGCAGTTGCTTTTCTCCTTATAGTTTCGGCGTCATCTTCTGTGGAATCTTCGGGAGTTGGTGTAACTGGTGTAGTTTCTTCTGATACACTTGGAAGCGGGGTTGGAGTTTGCTGTACATAAGTATATCCAGTTGGTTTTCCGTTAGCATCCGTTCCAGATGGAACATAATATGCTCCTCCATTTATACTTGACGTAGCATTCCATTCGTCTGGTTCAGTTACATGTGGCTCTTCCCACGATTTAGGAAGATAATATCCACCATCTGCCAAAGGTTTGGAATAATAATGCGCCGATAGTTTATCACTTTTTATACGTTGCCATAGAAGTTGAACTGCTGCCCCTACTAATGCAACAAAATCATTTGGTACTGAGTTACTACCTGTATTGGGTTGTGCCGAACTTGATTGTGGAGTATTAGTTGGAGGTACTCCCGGTGGAGGAACAACGGGCGGTGCTTTCGCCGAAACCACTGATTTGGAAATTGATTCTACTTTGTCAAATGCGGCCACATCTCGTGGGTCAGTTAAGTTTGTTTTTACACTTTGAGCAGCCACATTGTTTGTTTGAAGATTACGAACGCTTGCCCTAATAACCGCCAGAAACCTATAGTAAATATCCTTGACGGCTTTCGCATAAGTATTAACAATTTGCGTGGCATTGTTTGTTGCCAGCACTCTATTCACCTTAAAATTTTCTCTATGCCCCTCGGTCAACAATGACTCCATAAGTCCCGGCTTCTTAGGTGATCTTTCTCGTGACCACGGTGGAATATTCAAAATTCCAGGAGCAACAGCATTTTTTGTTTGTGGATCTATATTAGGTGGAAAAACTCCTCGTTTGGAAAGGATGTTATACAAGTTCACCAGTTGATTTGCAGTGTTAGTCTCAGCAGAAGTCATTGGAGGGGTTAACCTCTTCAACTTGTTGATTACACTATCAGGTCCTTCCGAGAACGGTCGTAGAAGACTTTTTAACTCATCAGTAAAGTTGCGAAATTTGGTCTGAATTATTGCCGCAGATGGTTCTTTAGTTGGAGTTCCTACTTCAGCCAATGTTCGTTGTCCAAACTCAGTTCCTCTGGCAAGTGCCCGATCAAACGTACCTTCTTCCACATAAGGAGATTCAGCGATGTTTTGTAGATAATCTTTGTCCATAGTACAGGTATAAATATAGCAGACATAACCTTACCCGTCAACATTCTATAAAACAAAAGGGGCACCCCGTAAGGTGCCCCTTGTTAATATATTATCGTTATGATGTTGGGAAACTTGCTCCCGTTGACATAATGTTGAAGTCTAGCACGATAAACTCAGCAGACTTGGTTGGCTTCAGCCAGATTTGACCATACAGAATGTTGCGGTCAACAAGGTCTGGTGTGTTATTGCTGTCGTCCATTACTACTTGGAAGGCATACAAACCACTGCGTTGCTGTACGCTCTCAAGGTATGGGTTGACAATCGCCAAGAACTTGTTACGAGTTGCGGCGGTGTTTTGTTCAAAGACCAAGTATCTTGCGGTTGAAGCGAAGAACTTCTTAATCTCAATAAGCAAACGACGGACGTTGATACGGTCCAGTGCGGACGACTCTACTTGGAGTGTCTTTTGTCCCCACACTGCAATACCCTGGCCTGGGAATGCGGCGATTGGATTGACACGTCCTTCGTAAAGGGTATCACGCTCGGTATGAGTCGTGCGATCTGTTACCTGAACTGCTTGAGGTATTCCACCACGATTCAAACCTGCGGCTGCCCACCATTCACCAGCGACTCTGTCGTTTGCAGCATAGACTGCTGGGATTACAACAGATGGAGGTACGGTTACGATTTGATTGATATTTGTATCCTTGATCTTAATCCATGGATAATAAGTTCCTGCATAGTTGGTATCAAACTCTGATGCAAGATTAACTACTTCATCGATCTGACCAGCCGTTGGGTTTCCATCGTCTTGATACAAATCTGGGATATAGAAACAGTCACCACGAGTCTCACACATTTCAACCACAAGGTTGGTAACATATGAGTGTAAGGAATAAATAATACCCGGCGTTACGATAAGGTTAATGTCAAACTCATCTGCATTGCCCAGAGCACCAATACACTGGTTGTAAGCAATCGAGCCTGCCGTTGTACTACTAGCACAATTCAAACCTTGGGTATTACCCGTAGTAATATCTGCACCAATATTAAGCGGAATGGACGGCGATTGACCGTCAAAGCCACCTTGGAATCCGAAGACGAACTTACGCATTTTGACATAGGTGGTTTCCTTAGTCGCATCATAGATAGCTGGAACTGCATTGCTTGCACTAATGTATGTTCCTATTGCTACGCCACTTGCAGAAACTTCATTGTCAAGAGCAAATACTGTATTAAGTCCAACTGTTGCACCTGATGGCACTGGGGCAAAATACTGAAGGTTATCTCTCCAGTGATCTTCACCCGTAGATGCCGTTGGATAGAGGGACGAAAGTTCAGCATCGGCTCCAGATGGAGCACCACCAAAGTCAATACCCGATGGGTATTTGCCTGGGAATAATCCATACACAGACGCTTTAGTAAATGCCATTGGATTACACCAATGTCCTATAGCACCATTTACCGGTACTGAATAAGCTTGGAATCCATATGGAACTACTGTAGTTGGGTATGGATTGGTTGCCATCTCAACACGAATGTACTTGCTGAGATTGTCATAGGTTCCGAACTCAATGATTTTACCATCGTATCGGATATAGTTGTAGCGATCACCAATCTTACGTGCAATGAAGTTTGGAGAAGTAGGATCAAGCGTCAAGTTATTAAACTGTTCAATAATTTTGACTTTCTTATCCGTATCACTATAATCACGCACAGTCAACGTGAACGTTCCCCAGTCGATTCCTGCAACGGTTCCCGCCAGTTTAACATTGGAGATTTCAATCTTCCAAGAAGTATTGGTATAGGTACCATCGGCCAGAGTCCATAGTTTGAACAATGGGAAACGAGTAGAAGACCCACCATTCCATGCCGCAATTTGTTGTGATACAATCCACGGAGTATAAGCATTAGTTAATCCATATGAAGAGTCTCCATTCAACAAGTCGAGCGACCATTGATCTGTAAAGTTCAGTGGCTCACCCGTCCATGCAGTCGAAGGCAGTGCAGTACCGTTTATACGCCATTTGGTGTTTTCGGTGGCAACGGCAGCAATATCATCTTCAAAAAGTTTGTAAATATACGCAGCTTCAAGTTTTGTTCCAGCCGCATATTGGTCTGGATCACCCGCCTGAGCATCAAACCCAAACACATTGGTAATGTATTTAATGCTCGATGGGTCCATTGAGAAGTTGTACTTTCCATAGGCACCATCAGCAGACTGAGAAAGCTCCAGAGCAAACTCAGAACCAACTACAGTTGTACCCATCGGACTTGGGCTATAAGATTGAGTAGAACCCAAGAATCCAGGAGCGTGCAACGTTGAATCTACACCGGCGTATTGGGTGTCTGCTAGGACTGCCAATACTTTGTAACTTCCACTTCCACCCGTTGTCCACTCTCCAGTGCAAGGATCAAATGTGTTACTTCCACTTCTAAATGTACCGGTGTAAGTACTCATACTTGCAGAAACAAATCCAGCAATGTTAAGCTTCAAAAGATTACATACTCCGTAAGATTGACTTATTTCAATTCGGCCCAATGGGAAGAATGCAGTATCCCATGGAGATGACATTGCAGATGCACTAACGAACGTTGCTCCGAAAATGTTTCCGACCAGCAATTGTTGTGCTATAATAGCATTAAACAATGATGCAGAAGTTGCTGAAGCGGAAAGAACATTCAATGATCCTGTGAAAGAAAATACACCATTAATATATCCATTGATGGTTGTTGAGTTATACAATACACTACCACTTCTTGGAGTACTTCCTGAAATACTCGAAACGCTTGTTTGATCGGCAGTCATAGCCCCGTAAGTCAGTGTGATAGAAACTGGTTGACTGACAAAATTCACAGATCCAGTATAAAACGGAGAATAAAACGACGATGTAATAGACTGAGTTATATTAGAAACCGTTGGTATTGCGCTGTATGATTCAGATAATAAACTTCCACTAATATAATCTCCATAGAAAGATCGAGTTATAGACTGCGTAACAGCAGTACTAATCATGGAAAACGTCATGGGTTGAAACCCAAGGGCCGCAGAAGAATTTCCATACGTAAAAGTAAGACTTGCAGTAGTAACATAAGAAGCAGTTGGATTCATCCATCCGGCATCTCCGCCCCGTGTCCAAGTTCCTTTTTCCGCCCAAATCACCCAGGGATAACTTTGATGATATCCAGTCAATGCCCCGACACGACAAACAGTTACAAACCCCTTTTCTTGAAGATATTGTTTCGCTGTATAAGGTCCGTAAAGTGTTCCATCAGCAGTGCCAAACTGGCTTTCTAACTCTGCCACACTTCGTACAAGTGTCGGGGAAAACCCAGGACCCTTGGCAAATGGAGCAACTATTACGCCTCCAATATCCGCCACGCCCTGTGCGATGCTTGAGAGGTCATTCTCCCGAGTAAAAACACCCGGGCTTACGATACGGTCATTTGGAGTAAATCTTCCACCTTCTGTAATTGGCATATGCTTATCCTTCTTTCAATATGATTGTTCGTCTAAAGAAAGTTCTTAGTTTCGTGTATAAATATCTCCCAAAATACCGAAGATGCAAATATTTATAGCGAAGTTAATGCCAGTTGATTATTCATTGGTAGGAGTAAATGTACCATCGGCAGGAGTAAATGTACCATCGGCCATATTTAAGTTTCCGGTTCCATAAGTCTTTACAATCTTATCTAAAAGGTCTTGTTCCATTTTTTGAAGTGTAACCCACTCTTCCTTGGTTTTCTTTTCTTTTTCTATATGCTCGGCAACTGCTCGATCAAAATTCATTTTTTCAACCCCAAGAAGACCAAATTTTCCAAGTGTATCTTGAAATTTTGTCTGGAGCATTTTTATTTCGGCTAGTTCGGCATCTGTAATTTTTACTGGTTGATTCATAAATAACTTTCCTTTGTTAATTTCTTGTTGTTATACATAGAGAGTTCCTGTTCAATCTATGCTAAATTGTTTAATCTATATATGCTACTCTTCTTCCCCATTTACCACCCGTTAAATCCCACGGAGTCACAACGTAGGCTCTTGCTATGTTTCCAAACTCTAACTGGATGCTATGCGGATTGACTGCGTCGATGTTTTCAAATCTGAATCCAACCCTGAAGCGATCACCGGCATTCCACTCTGCGAAAGCGGTATTCACATTGAACACATACACCACATCCTCAGCATCCAATACTCGACTATCGGTTGGTGATGTTGAGTCGTGCTCTGTTCCAGAGGAATCCACTCTAGCTATCGTGATGGACAGCTTAAGTTGATCGGTTGCGTCGTTGTACACGTAAACCCCAACCTCAAAGTCTCCATCTGCGCCATCGACTCCCGGTTGGCCGGAGCGGCTGTAAGCGTAGGATGTTTCTGTCGCTCCTGCGGCAATCGTTACAACTTGTATTCCTGCAATTGCCCCGTTGCGAACCAATGCTTTTGTAAAATCGTCGCCCAGGTCGCCGGCCCCAATAGCAGTTTCATTACTAATTGTGTATGTTGTCATATTGATAATTCTACTGTAACTGTCCAATTTTGTGGAGTTGACAATGTACCAATGTTCATCCTAACTTTATTTCCACTGGCCACTGTTTTTGAAGACGGATTAACATATGCTTCATAAGCACCACTCGTTATAGAAACCGTATCAATTGTTGTCGCAGAAAATGCAGTTGTAGCGGTTGATTTTTCTACAGTTACAGATTGGGCTCCGCCTGCTGTTGCAACTCTAAAGTTGATGCGTTTTACATTGTATGTTAAAGCGGTTGTTCCATCAGATGCGTATGGAACAACTAATTCCGCATAATCTGCTCCCGATGTTTCAGGAGTAAATCCAGAACAAAGAACTAATGTTTTTTGAATTGGAGTACTGTGTGCAAACGAAGCCGTAATGGCCCGACTTGATGTAATTGTTGCTGTTAATGTTGACGGGTCAAATTTTCCTTTGTTCGTTGTGAATGGACCCGTATATCCACTTTCTTCATCGGAGAACATTAACCAATAATTTCCAGCATCCGTTGTGGATACAACACTTACCACTTCTGCCGCATCGGCGTTTGGAGTGGTAGTTGCATAAGCAGCAGAAGTAGCAGTATTAGCTTTCAATGCGTGAGATGCACTTGTGGCTGTATCTGCATTACCATACAGGGCTCCATCAAAAATTTGTGCGATCAATGTATCATTGTCAACATTATATGTTAAGTTTCCATTGCCATAAATGGTGTTGCCTTGTCCAAACGTAGGTGAAAATATGACATAATACTCTCCATTAGCCGCACTAGTCACGGACAAATTAGCAGAATTCGTTGCATACTGTGCATTAGTAGCATTTGTTGCAAACGCTGCGGTCGAGGCAAACGCTGCGGTCGTTGCGTTTGTGGCTGATGTAGCCGTGGTGGCTTGGGAAGCAAAGTTCGCAACTGAAGCATAAGCAGCAGTTGTAGCGAACGAAGCACTCAACGAGTGACTTGCCCATGAACATGATGTTTGATATGTTTGGGTAAATGAAGCGTAAGAAGCAGTTCTAGCGTAAGAAGCTGTTGTAACGTAGGAAGCACTTATAGCGTTGTCAGTATTCAATGCATGAGACGCTGATGCTACAGCCCCAATAAAATTATTTGCAGCAATATCACTGTCAGATGTTATATCACCATTAACAAAAAGGTTATTATAGATATCCACATTACCATCAACTGTAAGTATAGTTGTCGGATCCCCAATTGTTGTCCCAATGAATACGTTTCCTCTATCACCATTGATTATTACTTTACCATCAGTACCGGGAGACACACCTTCCCCTGCTTGTAAAATAATATTTCCACCATTTCCTCCAACACCTTCATTCAAAGCACCACCTTTACCCGCCGTTATAGTAATTGGTGGAGCATCTTCGCCGTAAGTATAATACTGTGGGCAGGAAATGGTTAATCCTTTAATATATGTATTGAGTGTGGTAAAATCATTACTCCCACCACCACTACCAGCAGTTGAAATGCTCCACGGAAAAGCAGTACTTGCATACGCAGCAGTTGCAGCATTTGTAGCATTTGTAGCAGTTGCAGCATTTGTAGCAAAAGCAGCAGTTGTTGCAAACGATGCGGTCCTTGCATTTGTTGCAAAGGCAGCAGTTGTTGCAAACGATGCGGTCGTTGCATTTGTGGCTGATGTAGCCGTGGTGGCTGTAGAAGCATTATTAGCAACTAAAGCATAAGCAGCAGTTGTAGCAAACGATGCAGAAATGCTTGAAGACGCCCAAGAAGCAGATGACTGAATATTGATTGATTGTGTTACCAAACTAGTAATTGAATAGGATGCTGTTTCAGAGAATTTTGACCAAGATGCTGTTTTAGCATTCTCGGTGTAAGATGATGATAGTGCGTAGGTATCAATCTTAGAAAATTCCAGTTCACTGATACGAACACTTGCTGTAGTGTTTGTATAATTCGTTAACCACAATAACTTAATTTGTGCTGTGGCGGGTCTAAACTTTGTAGCAATATCTTCTTCCCAACCATCTGTTCCAGTAATTGTGTATTCATATTTTGACCATGTGTTTGACATGTTACCCCAAGTCAAATACGAAAATGTTGAACCGTATGTAGTATTTCTTACCGGAGTTCCTGCTGATAAAGTAGGGCCAGTCCATGCATTTGATAATGTAATCGCATTGTTTGCATCAATACCATTTTCGATCCAACTTCCACTGCCAGCAAGAGATTGATAAACATATGTTGACGATTGATTTCTACTGTATGTGTAAGATGGATATGGATAACCATTAGCAGCGGAATATGGCCACCACATAAATGTTCTGTTATAAAAGTTGTTTCCTTCATACCACCCAGTAGCATCGGTCAAATAAACGTATAAACTTCCAGATGTTAAATTTTGTGCTAATGTTGTATCGGTTGATCCAGGACTTCTATAATAATTCTCAAGTCCGACAAGATTCTCATCAGTATCCGCACAATAATATCCAATGTAATTGAAATTTGAAGATGTATATCCTGTTCCATCTAAATTACCAATTTTAATCCATTCAGAAAGATAATATTTGCTAGATGGATCCACAGGTATAAATTCATTTGCCGTAAAATAACCATATGCGTTAGTTGGTGCAAGAAATGAACCTATTCCATTATGTGAATCTACCGCATCGAATGTAAACTGAGAAAAGTTATAGTTATTTTTCATCAACCCAGAACCATTGGTTACTAGATTTTGTAACCGAGACTGAACATACAAATCAGATATTAGTGGACGTTCTCCATATCCAGTCGTTGAACTGGTGCAATAAACTGGAATGTAAGAAGTTATAGCAGTGGGACTAATATATAAACGTGTTGTATAATTTGTACGAATAAAATAAGTATTAGCGTCGGAGACAATGGAAGCGCCAGTGTATAACCACATATTTCCATATTGATCTTGTGGTCTTATCCAAACATTTCCATTGGCATTTTGTATTCCATAATCACTAGTGTTTGGAAATGAAATATTATTAGATACAAGTGTAGAACCACTAACATGTAAAGTATAAGAAGTATTTGGGATAGCAGTTCCTATACTAACTACCCCGCCCACAGCATTTAGTAAAAGTGGCTTGAATGTATTGCCCACCTCTATTGATTGAATAAATCCGAAATCTTGACCAGCAAGAGAACCGTATCCCAAACCAAGTCCCTTTTTTGGTGAGCTTAAAGAATTCAACCATAGTTGATCTGGGGAATATCCATAACTCGTATCTTTTGTGATTGTTAAACTAGCACTTGGAACGATTGTACCAATTCCAACATTACCCCCCGCTTGGATCATCATTTGGTTAGAGTTATTTTCCCTAAAATAAATGCTATTGCCTGATGAACGATTTATGAAAAGATCGGCACCTATGCCATACAAACTGTAGTTTGCAATTGATAAAGAACCGGTGTTAAAGTTTATACCGCCAGCATAAGTAACGTCGGATAGTTGTCCTATGTTTACATACCCGACACCAGCAGCCCCCTGTACAGTCAAAGTGGTGTGTGGAGTTGTTGTTCCAATACCCACATTACCATTAACACCCAATATTCTCATTCTCTCGGCATTTACTCCAGAAGCGGCGGTACTAAAAATCATGTCGAAATCGTAAGAATTAACTCTGGCTGTAGAAATTCTACCCTGTTGCCAAGAGAATTGAGAATTGGTCCAATCAATACCGGCAGATGTATTACCTAAAGATAGGGTATCATCCAATGCTAATAAAGAATGATATGTCGATGCTTCGGCGGGCTTAGAAATTGTTAATTTACTTCCCGGAGTCGTCGTATTCAGACCAATATTTCCAGAACTGCTTATGTAAAAAGAATTAGCCGGCGACCCACGTTCAATTCCAACAACGTTTTTAGCATTTGTATCATCTCTTATTACGAAATTAACAGTACCCATATGCCCAACCATCCACGTTCCTCCAAGTGTTGTAAATAGCATATTGGCATAATAACTATTCGCTGCAATTTGTGAAAAAGCCCCATATCCACTGTAAGCGTTTTGAACTATACTGGTTAAATCTGCTGCTGTGTTCTGGTAAACTCTCAGTTTATAAACATCGGGGTCTGTTATTCCAATAGCAACATTGCCATTTGAAGAAATATGAAGTCTATCAACTCCGTTTGTAAAAAACTCTAAATCAGTATTGTTAATGTTCTTTATTTGTCCATCGCCAGTGCCACCATCAAACCCAAGACTTAACACTCGTGCCGAACCACTACCCACAGTAAGTGTATTTACTCCAGAATTGTTTCTTATATCAACCTTTGAGTCATTGTCTTCGGTTGTTCCTACTGATAGTTTTCCAACCGCAGTTAAAGAAATGTTATCAAACTCAGCATAACTACCACTAGTGCCATAATGACCAACCAGAACTATAAACGAACTACTTGCAGCAGTAAAATATGCCGTTCCTGCTATTGGAGAAATTAAATATTGTGTCTCATAAAGTGTTAAGTTATCACTGATGCTAATTCCAGCAAAAACATAAGCTGTATTTTCGCTGTTATATACTAATTCCCAATCAAACTTATATCGTTGACCTACTATAAGACCGCTTGCAATAAACTGAGACCCGTATTGTGATGTGTTGAGAGTTGGGTTTGTTACTCTCAAACGACTGGCCGTAGCACTTAATACTGCTCCGTTAATTTGAGTCCACCCGTTAATATCTGATGTAAATGTTCCGTTTGTTATTAGGTTCGGTCCATCTAAAACAGTCACTTCTCCGTATGAAGTTACACCATAAGATGAAATTAATCCCGAAGCTGAAATTGCTGATGCCGTTATGTTCGTGACCGAAATATCTCCCACAACATCAAGCATTGCTCTTGGAGTTGACGTTCCAATACCAACTCGATTATTGAAATATTCGTATGGTTTATCATACACTGTTGTATCAGTGGTATAAACCGTTCCCATCGCAAATGATGCAATGTTTATAATTGATGTGTTCGCAGCAAATAATGTAATACAAACTCTCGGATTGTTAAGAGTACTTACTCTGTGAACTAATGTTAGTTTATATCGTGAGTTAGTGGAGTCCCACGATATCGGAGACAACGCATAATTATCACCAGTTGCACCAAGAACCTCCGTATATCTCGATTCGTTGGTGTATATGGTTCCTCCAGTAAACAAACCCACACCATATACTTTTTTGATATACCCAGTAGCGTTTTGAGAGTTAAATGTATCGGCTACAGTGACTTCAATTTTTCCTTGAAAATATTGTGTTCCCGTTATGTAAAAATCAATTTTTTCATTGGCTGTATTAGTAAAAGAAACTTGAAACTCTTTTGTAACGGATGTGTTTGATAATCTATAGTCGTCTCCCAGAACTTCGAGTTTATGGGTTGGAGTTGATGTTCCAATACCGACATATCCATTAGATGTCAATACAAACTGTTGTCCACCAGCGTCGAAACTGGTGTCACTTGCATACAACCTTAATGTTTTATCATTATATGTTCCAATGTTAACATAGGTATTCGGGTCTTTGAATTGTAATCCACAAACATTTGATCCTTCAATTCTTTGAAAGGCATTTATCCCATAAATATGAAGATTTGTTTCTGGAATTGTTGTTCCAATACCAACATTTGTTAATCCAGTTGCTAAATAAGATGCACTACCACGTCCAACCCAAGGATAACTTGAAGATAGTGAAGAAGACGCCCAACTTCCACTTATTTGCGTGGTTTGAGTAAATGGAGCATAGGATGCTGATATAGCAACGGATGCAGTTCCATAAAATAAAGATGCGGTTATTATACTACACGAAATATTACCTACAACATCCAATCTATTAACTGGTATAATTGTTCCAATACCAACCTTTCCAACGGAACTGGTAGGACATATTAAAACATTTCCATCAACAGTCGCATTGGTTCCAAGACCCGGAGATATGTAAATTGATGTTCCAGATCCAACTCCGCTGTTAAATGTAGGTAGTGTTGCTCCTTGAATATAAACATGTCCAGCATTACTTGCTGTACCAGCATTAAACCTACCCGTTTCAACTGTTCCAGGTGTTATAATAATATTTCCACCATCACCACAATAATTGAAAGTTGCTCCGAAAGTATCATTTCCCGAACCACCAGTTATAATAACATCGCCACCTTTACCAGCTTTTGTCGCTCCTCCGACAACATATGCATAAATGCCACCACCATAACCGGCGTTAATATTGACATTTGCTCCAACACTTCCAGTTTTATTGTTAAAATGAAATTCATTCCCACTTAACTTTCCAGTACTTCCGCCCGAACCAGCCAAAAGTTCAATCAACCCTCCAGCCCCCGGTATTGATCCTGATCCCTTAGCATCACCGCCGGCACCGCCGAAGAAATATACGCCTCCTGCATTACCACCTAAAATATTGCCCGACGCTGAGTTTGAATTATCAACATCACCACCATAACCGGCATAAAGTCTTATGGCTCCGCCATCGCCACCTTTACACTGAAAACTACCCGTTGCATAACCACCATCGCCGCCGTCGCCCACTTCTATATTAAAATCTCCGCCGGCCCCGCCTGCATTTCCATTACCTCCAATGACGTTTGCTGAACCACCATTACCAGTGTACAACTTTATTGCCCCACCAGCACCACCAGCACCAGTTGTTAATATATGTTTATTAGCACCGGTTCCACCATACAAAAATATTTCACCACCGGCAGAACCACTGTCAAATCCAGTTGATGCCTGTAAGTATAAAGCTCCACCTTTTCCGGTTGTAGTTCTGTTTGCGGTAGAAATAGTGGTTGAAGCAGAATTCTCAATAAATGTTACATTTCCGTTTAAGGTGAGAGGGGCAAGTGACGCTGTAGTGTTAATACTAGCGTTACCGCCTTGAACAATAAGTCCTTTTTTAATTACAAATTCGTTTGCCATAATATCTCTTCTTCAATATCCAAAGAGTCTTTCTTATAATTATCGTTACATGCTGGTTATATTAGCTTTTATTTGATAGATTGTTGAAGAAACGTTTTGAGCCGATATTACCGCATTGGAATCTGTTATTACAACGTTGAAATATAATCCGGTGGTATTTCCCAAGTCGGTGGTGGTTGTTTCAGTATGATTTATTGAAGACCCGCTCCAAATAGAAGTAATTGTTCCTGCTCTCATATTGGGGGATCCATTTGCAATGTAATTTACAAAACAACTATTAAAACTCGATGTAGGGATTAAAATCAATGATGTCGTGGCGTTTGCTCCAGCACTGGATGAAATAAAATAAGAAGACCCAAGTGAATTGTAAATATAACTTGAACTTAATGATTGAGTAGCAAATAAACTTTGAGTACTGAATAATGATTGAGTGGCAAATAAACTTTGAGTACTGAATAATGATTGAGTACTGAATAATGATTGAGTAGCAAATCGTGCTTGATTTACAATTATATCATAATATTGACCAGTAATTATAGATCCATTAACTACGTTAATTGCCCAACTTGCAGTTCCGTGAAATCCTACAGGAGTATTTGATGCAGAAAATGCTGAACCTGTTACATGTCCTGTGTTAGTAATACGAAATACAGGAATATCATTTTCGTCGGTCACTTTTATGTAATCCGATGCGATAGCATTTCCTCTAGTAAGATATATTCCAGTCCAATTATCTGGAGTTCCGCCCGCAACTGAATTATTTCTAATATATAATTTAGCTGGATATAACGCAGCAGTAGCTTCAGCAGCAATAGCTACTCTACTATCTCCGTGCATAGCTATTATATTATGATTTTCGTGTATTCCATCACCCAGACCATCATATAATCCAGATGCCGCTCCTTTTTGTCCAAAGTTAAATCCAATGGTGTAGTTTTTTAGATCTTCTGGTTGAGTATTACTATCTAACCCATAAAATCCCATTTCCCCATATGCTTGAAGAGGTTGGTGTGGGAAATAAATAACAAATGATTCATTTACAATTCCCGACGCAGAAGCAACCAAAAGAAATTTCCCAGGCCAATATCCTCCCAAGCCAGTCGAACTTCCACTATCTTCGAAAACAGCAACAATAGAATTGTTGAGTGGATATATTCCTGCGGGTCCATCTCCATATAGAGAATAAGGTATTGTAGAAGAACTAAGATCTCCAGTTGGAATTGGATCTCCAGAACCATTATCTCCCATTGTTGTTAAAAACCGACCCCCAACTGTTCCCAGTAATAAACTAGATCTTAATGACTGGGTAGCCCACAATGATTGAGTAGCAAATAAGCTTTGAGTACTAAATAAACTTTGAGTAGATACTAATGACTGGGTGGAATATAAACTTTGGGTACTGAATAAACTTTGAGTAGATACCAATGACTGGGTGGAGTATAAGCTTTGAGTACTATACGCCGACTGCGTTGCAATCAATGATTGAGTAGCAAATAAGCTTTGAGTAGA